TCTCATCACTAAGATAAATCTTAACACTATCCAATGTCCATTTAGTTTTAATCATTATATCTCCTCTCTCATTAGTTCAAATGAAAATCTTCCAGTTTGTTTTAAGTAATCAATATCATTTTGAGTTAATGATTGTTGTTTATGTATGACTGGCAACCAAACATCCTCCTCTTTAGTAGTGTAATATAAAACCCTACCCCACTTAATATCTTTTCTTAATATCATATGTATTTTATTATGTTCACTCATTGTTCTCCTTTTGTTCTTATGCTATTTATTTCTTGAAACATACCTTTCACTTCAAAAAATTCTGGTCTGTATCTTTTATTACTTACAACAGAATATATATCTTCTATTCTAGTATATAAATTATGCAAGTCTTCATATTTTATATCTTGTTTATTCAATAATCTAACCTTTTGATTATGAATTAAGTCTAATGTTTTTAATAATTTAATTTCTATTTTCATTGTACCTCCCACCAGTCAGGTGTGTTGTTTAGTTTATCCCACTTAGCAAAGTATCTCTTAGCACCTTTATAATAATTTCTATATGCTATTACATAATCATCATGTTTAAATTCATCAGGCATACATTGAGGTGGTGTTGTTAGTTCGCCAGTTGGTATCACCTCATAATACTTTGATTGAATTATGTTATCAATAATACTAGATGACTTATGTTTTTTACCATATCGTTTTGTATATTCTTTAGATAATTCCTGTCCAAGTTTTAAACCCCACATAAAATTATCTCTAGTAGTACCCATCCATATTGTACTTGGATGTTTGGGATGAGCATTTTTATACAACCTACTACTATCAATACCCATTGCATATTTATTGATAGCTGTTGACAACATCTGTGCTGTTTCCAATATCATTTTAACAACATGTTTATCACAATGATACTCAGCACTCTTCTCAGGTGTCTTATCTAAAAAGAATATATTCATAGTACCTCCTATTAAATAAATATTATTAGTGTTGTTAATATAATTACTACTGCAAAGATATATGTAATAGCTTTCACATATCTTTGATGTATTACTTTACCTTTTATTATCATTACTCCTCCATGCTTAATTGTTTATGCAACTCTTCAAATTGTTCTGCCCACTTGTTAAGTGTAAGTGTGTTTGAATAGTCACTAACTATATCCTCATCAGTCTCATTGTATGGTATGAAGTAAGCCCAACCAATCTGCTTATCCTCTTTATTATACAATAATATTTCAGTCTGATAATCTTTAATAGCTTTCCGTATATCCTTGTAAACCCTTGATTTTTCAACAGAAAATTTATCTTGTTCTTTATCATAAACACTTATAGTCCAGTCAGGTTTATTGTTTAATACATACTGCACCATATTGAAGTGTCCTTGTTTATACTCAACTGCTTTTTTTATTTCATCTGCCGTCATTGTTAACCTCCTCTCCATAAATTATATCACTTATTTTATCACACATAATTTTAGTATCATCCCACCAACCTTTGTTATCATTATCAATGATTTTTTTTATTTTTTCTAATTTTTCTTTATCTGTCATTGTTAACCTCCATTTGTTTTTGTTTATTCTCTAACTCTTTAAAGAATTTTTTACATTTGTCAACATATTCTTTTGATAACTCATGCTCTTCAAATATTAAAAAGTTTAACAAGTCATTATGCTTACTTCTTATTACTTTATTTTTTCTCATTGTTTATCCAATCATATTTTACAAGTTCATCTAAAGGGTTTATCAGGTGAGAAAAATTAGATACTTCTCTCACCTTGTTAAACCATTTGTTTTTATTTTCATCAGTTGGATTTTTATCATACAACTTTTTTACTTCATCAGCTTGTCGTGTGATAACATCAACTTGATATAGCTTAGTCATTAGTCTAATAGCACTCCATATTCTTTTGGAAAGTATTTAATAAACCAGTCCAAACCTTTACGATGACTATCCCATTGTTGAAACAACTCACTCCCCATTATCACATCATATACTGCAACTGCAAACTCAGGCAACTCACAACTCTCACCTCCAAACCTATTATGTACAGTTGTTAATGCTGTTGGCTCATTAGATAATGCAACAGCAAACGGCAACTTATATTCTTTACCATTATATTTTATTGTTTTAGTTTTCATTATACCTCCATTGTTTATTGTTTACTTTTTTCATCTTGATAGTGAGGGTCTGTTGAAATATAACCTTGTCTCTCAATTATATCTTCAACATCTTCTCCAACTAACTCATCTTCATACCACATTGGAATTTGAGAATATAAATAATTCCAACTTATTTTTTTATCCATATTACCTCCATTGTTATAGGATACTATTTATTTTATCAAGTTTTTTTTCTAACTTAATAATTTTTTGTTTACTCTTTACTAACTCATCATACAATTCATTAGAGTTATTATTATTAACAACCCTTAGAAAATGTATAATATCCATATCACCATATTTTATATAGGTGTCTTTAGATTTTGAGTAATACTCTTCATCTAAAATTTCTGGTATATCACAAGGTGTTTTTCTCTCATGTACTATACTCATTATATTAATTATATCTTTTAGTTTCATTTAACCTCCATTGTTAGTTTATAATTAATTCATTGTTATATCAATACCTTTATTTTTATTTTTATATTCATTGATACGGTTAAAACTATCTTCAAAGTCCATAACAAACCCTGAATAATCAGTCTTAGCTTTGCCTTTAGCTTTCAAACCTACAATAACATTTTGAGGGTCTAAAAATCTCAAGTCATGCTCATCACCATTTATAACTTTATATCCTTTATAAGTATTAGGAATATTTTTTCTAAAAACTATTGCAACATTGCCACCATATTTTAGAATATTAAATGCATCTTCTTTATTACTTTCATTTAAACTAAATGTTAGGTGATAGTTCTTAGGATACTCACCATTAACATATTTTAAAATTCTTTTTGGAATTTTTGTATAGTCATAAAATGTTATATTAGGAAACATATTAAATATATTATGCACCTCCCATGAAATATCCGATGTTGTATTCAACCTAGCAACTGGAATTAAATTATTTTTATTACAGTATATCTCATGGTTTTTTAATTCTTTATACAACCTACTCAAAAACTCTTCTCTATTCTGCATATAATATCTAGTTCTATTTATTCTGCCTTTATCTTTTTGAGCCTGAAATACTGGATTACCTGCTGTATGAAGACAAGCTTTGGCACAACCCAAACTTGCCATTGGGCAAACTTGATACCCTGACAAGTTGTAAGGTGCTAAATTTAATCTTAGTATTCTATATTTCTCTAAGCCTTTTATTTTTTTATTCTTATCTGTCTTAGGATTACCTTCTCTAAAACAAAGTTTGTTTGGTTTACTATATTCTAATTGTTTTTTCATTATACCTCCATTTATTTTATTTCTTCTATTACAACATCATCATAATTTTTTGAAATCCAAAAATCATAACATTTTTTTGCCTGTTGATAAGTAAAAAAATATTCATCAACTCCACCTATCCACACTATATAAAAATATCTCATGCAACCTCCATTTGTTTTATATTGTTATATTTCTTATAGTAGTTTTTAAATATTTGTAAACATTTATTTTTGCTTATCACTTTATTTAAACTACTACACATTATTGGACAAGTTTCATCATGCTCACAACCATAGATTGTATGTAGTAATTCATGATAAACAACATTCCTCAAATAGTTTTCACTTTTAACTACAGCTTTTTTAGTTATCCAAATAATATTGCCATGTAATTTTGCCGTTCCAAGTACATTACAATTTTTATTCTCTCCAATTCTCACATCTATTCTAGGCAATTGAAGACCCTCATTTTTTAATTCATAAATGAGGTTTATAACTTTCCTTCTTAGTTTATAAACTTCACTATCCATTTTATAGTTAGTAAAATTTTTAAGTTTATCATTTTTTCTCATGCAACCTCCAGTTGTTATTGTTATTTTAATTCTAACCCTTGCTTTTTAAAATCTTCTCTAAGCTTAGGATAGTCAACATACCTATTATAAGTTTGTATTTCACTCAATACATAGTTGAATTTTATCTCCCAATCTCCAAATTTAAAAGGGTCATTTTTTAATTCAACTAACTTATCAACTATTTTATAAAGATTATCCACTTCATTAGTATCATAAACTGATACATAGTTGTCTTTTTTCTGTAGCTTTTTAGCTATAGTTTTTTCTAAGTTTTTTAATGTTGTCATTATTCCTCCATGTTTTTATTGTTATTTATTTACTTTTTTAAAATGATTTTCAGCATCTTCTTTATTTAAAAATAACTGTAAACCGTCACCAATTTTATCACATACTGAATTATAAGATTTCAAATGCTCTTCAATTGTAATTGTTTTTATTTCTTTTTTACCAGTCCAATTTTCTGGGTATCTTATAGCCATATATATTTTAGTCATTATTCCTCCATATTTTTATTGTTATTTTTATATTCATTATTTTTATATTCTATTAAATCAAGTGTGGCAATACAACCAAAAACACCAAACCCAATTAATAAAATTATTGATAGTCCTAGTCCTAAGTATAGTTCTAACATTCAACCTCCAGTTTTATTTGTTTATTTAAATACAACAGTTTCAATACCTTTAATAAAAGCATTCAACCAGTCATAAATTTCTTTTTTAGTACCTCTATAACTTACATCTGTACAACTTCCACTTGTACTCATTATTTGTTCTATTCCATAATTACCATTATATTGACTTATATAATAGTGTCCTATATTTGATATATATTTACCATTTATTTTATAGGGTAAATGTTTTTCAACTCTATTTTTAGTAAGTTTATTTAAATAATTTACTCTTATTTCTAAATCTTTTAATTTCATACAACCTCCAATTGTTTTAACTTTTTATTTATATTATTTTCTTTTATTTTCTCTTCAATTTTCATATTTATTATTACTTCTTTTTTAAATTGAAGTAAAACTTTATATTCCCACAACGGAATAGTTATTGTTTTTTCTTTATCCATACAACCTCCAATTGTATTTGGTTTGTTTACCGTTTAAAGCTAACTACTAAGAGAATTACAGCTTTAATATTTTATTTGAGACCTTCCACTATCAACAAATCTAATTAAATTATTTTCAATCGCATTAGCTTTGAGCAAGTGAGAAGATTTTTTAGACATTCCACTAAAAGTTGAAAACCCTTTATAAGCTGAGTTCGAGCCTAAGTTGTAATAAACATTTTCAACTTGGGCAAGTTCTCTAAGTCTCAACCTAGTTTTTTTATCTAATTTTTTTATTTTTCTCATATTGATAGTTATAAACTAAGCAATAATTAAAACAAGAAAATAATTTATTAAATAAGCTAGGAAATAAGCCAATTATTTGAGGTGCGACACATTTGACCACCCAGAACAAAAAGAGAACATAGAATATTTTGAGCAAATCAAAGCAAATAAAAATATAAATATAAAATGATTAATTAAGCTAGAAATAGCTTTAGAATTTGTAAAAAGTGTCTGCAATAAATAAAAGGATAAGTCAAGATAATTCGACCCTGTTTAATAAATATTTTAGAATAATATTGTCACACTTAGAGGATTAAAAAATATATTAAAATATTTCTTTTGGTGTGCTGTTGCTTAGATTTTGGGAGATTGTGAGTAGTTATAAATTATATCTTAAAGACTTAAAAAGAATATTTTAAAGCCTGTAAACTAGTTATATAAAAATATATATAAAATTTAGATATAATTCTTTGTTATTATTGGAAGATTATTTCTAGTTGCTAATTAGAATCAATCTAAAGAGGGGTACATGAGAGACATGGGGGGTGGTGGTGGTAGTATATATACTGCTTACACAAAATGGAGAGATTTAGATTGTAAACTAGATAGGGTCGCCCTGCTAATTAGATTATATGGATTGTTATGTGAGAGAGATTGTGTTAGACTTCTGGACTGTCCCAGAGAGATATATATGTTTCACCCCCTGGAGAGCTACTAAATAGATTATACACCCCATGTTTACAAACGTCAACACTAAAATGCACCAGAATAAAAATATTAATGTTGTCAACTAGCTGTAAACCTGCTATAATAGAAACATGAATAATTCCTTTTTACCAGATGGTAATACAAAGCGAAAGCTAACAGAACAACAAGAGAACTTTTTACATGCTTTAAGTGGAGAAGCTAAAGGTAATATATCTAAAGCTTTAGAACTAGCAGGATATTCTCCAACATCTAAGTCTCATGTAGTCGATAGTTTAAAAGAAGAGATAATAGAGGTCGCCAATAAAATACTAGCTACGTCAGCTCCTAGAGCCTCACAGAAGATAGTGGACATTCTAGATAGTGATGACCCCATACCACAAGTCTCTGCTAAGCTACAGGCAGCTCAGACCCTCCTAGATAGGGTTGGTATAGCAAAGAGAGATAAGCTAGATGTTACCCATACAGCAGTAGGTGGTATATTTTTGTTGCCTGAAAAAAAAGAATTAATAGATGTTGATGCTGAGGAAATAGATAATGATGAATAGAAGAAACAGTTCTACTATTCCATTTGGTTATAAATTAAATTCTGATAACAAAACCTTAGAAGAAGTACCATTGGAATTAAAAGCTTTAAGTGAAGCAAAGGATGGTGTTAAAAAAGGAGCATACTCATTAAGAGGTGCAGTAGAAATACTACAACATAATACTGGTAGAAAGTTATCAGCAATGGGTTTAAAAAAAATGATTGATAAAGATAATAAACAATATCAATCTAACTCAAATGGTTTACTAAGTAGAAATGACAAAGAGACAATATAACTACGGCTATGAACAGAAAGCTAAGATAGCTGCTAGGAAAGCTGTTAGAGAAAAAGAAAAAGAAATTGAAAAGCTTCGAAAGAAGTTAGAGAATAAGAAATATAAATTAAAAAAGAAAACAGAAGCTATCTCTAAAGTTGATAAAGTAGATAACCCTGTTAAGAATGACAAACAAGGTACTGTTGTTACAGAGTCAGAGTACAATGAGTTACCTCAAAAAGTCAAGACACTATTAGAAGAAGAAAATAGTAAGATAGTATTTAAACCAAACGAAGGTCCACAGACAGAGTTTTTGTCAGCACCAGAACAAGATGTGCTATATGGAGGTTCAGCAGGAGGTGGTAAATCTTATGCCATGCTTGTTGACCCATTAAGATATATGCATATCAAAGAGCATAGAGCTTTGTTATTAAGAAAGTCTATGCCTGAGTTAAGAGAGCTAATAGACAAATCTAGAGAGTTATACCCTAAAGCTTTTTCAGGAGCTAAGTTTAGAGAGGTAGAAAAAATTTGGAGATTTCCTTCAGGTGCGTCATTGGAGTTTGGTTATCTGGATAGAGATGCTGATGTTTATAGATACCAAGGTCAATCCTATACATGGATAGGTATTGATGAGCTAACTCAGTATCCA